TACATCAGCAAACTCATAATTACCTGATGCTAAAAAGTCTGCATTTGCTACACCTGAATCAAAGAATCTTGTTGTATTAGCATCAAACAAACCTGAAGCAGAATCAAATAATTCACTTGAATTTAAAGTAAGTGAATCGTCAGATATTGAAACATTTGTTTTAGTTCCTGAAAATGTTGGGTGTTCGCTTACAGTTGTTATTGTATTAAAATTTTCTGCACTTACTACATTAGATACAATAGCTGTTGCATTAGAACTAAAATTACCTAGCTTATCAACTGCCTTTATTAAATATGTGCCTGCTCTTGCTGGTACAGTTATTGATGTAGCTGGTCTTGAAACTTTTGTTACTAAATTTACAGAGTTTAACCAATCGCCTGAACCATCTGTTTTGTCAGAAAATCTTATTTGATAAAAAGCTAAATCTAAATCTGAAATTTGTGTCCAACTCAAATGAGCATCGTTTCCTGTAATGTTACATGATAAATCTTGCACATCTGAGGGTGGATCTATAGCTCCTACAATAGTCCTTTGTGCAGAAACATAGCTAGAAGAAACTCCTAATGCATTTACTGCTTTTACCCTGACGTCATAAATTTGTTGGTCTATTACGTTAAGAACTCTATGGTTTAGTCCTGAACCCTGTGCGTAAATAATAAAATTAGAATCTGTGCTTAGTTTGTATTCTACTTGGTAAAAATCAACAAAACTATCAGGTGAAGCACCTATCGCAATATCCAAAGCTACAATTACAGTTCCATCATTGTATTCTACCAATGTATCAGATAAAGTTATACTAGCTGGTGGTTGGATTGTATTTGGATTTGGTAAATTTGTTGATGGTGTTGAACTAACTTGTGTTTTAGTTGCCCATGTATAATGACTATCTTGATGTTCAATTAAATTTAGTCCAATAGTAAAATCTTCATTAAAAGATAATGCAACAACTCTAAAATTTTTAGAAGAAAAACCAAGAGAACTATGCGTGATTGCTACTATATCACCTATTGCTAAATCATAAGCATCAAAAGACACATTTATTCCTAAAGTTAGCGCTTCTCTTGATCTTCTTAAAATAATTTCTGCCATCTCCTCTGCTTGATAGGGTGATGTAATAGTTTTAAAATCAAATCTTCCCTCTAGTAATATTCCGCCATCAGCTGTTTTCATAGTTGCGTGTTGATCTGCTGAAGCTAAACCAGAATCATCTATAGGTGGAAACTGAACTTCATCAACTTGATAGTTCCTGTCTGGATTTATAAAACTTACTATGACTCTATTATATCTATCGTTTTTATCTCTACTTGTTAAAGTATATCCATTTATAATATCATCTTCGTTTAAAGTTATTGATGCTGTTCCTGTTGTCTCAATTACTAATTTATATTTACCAGAAGTATAAGGTAAATATCCTCTGCAACCTTTTAATAGTTCTCTAACATTTTCCATAAGTTTTCTTGATGTATCAAGAACAGCGTTTGTATCAAAAATATTAATATTACTTGCACTTGAATATGGTGTTACTTGTGTTGCACAAATAACTGACGCATCATAAAAACTTTGTAAATCTATATCAGATGTTGATAATCCTTTTCCGTATCTTGCATTTGTTAAATAATCTAATAAACAAAAAGCTGGATTGGTTGAGTAAGCCGCAGTTTGAGCAACCAAACTTGAGTTGTAACTTACAACTTTTTTACCTTTTATTTTTGCTTGTACTTTTGGTATATTACCAAATACATCTTGATTCCATTTAAATCTTAATGCAAGGTAACACAGACCACTTAATTTATGATTACTTCCCCAGCTAGATAATGTTGAAAGTAGTGATGATGCAGACTGACCATCAGTTCCAAAGTGAGGCTCTATTCTAATTAAACTTGCACTATCTTTATAAAAATTACTATCTCCACTTCCAACCTCTACTTCTGTTCCATCAGATAAACTAGATGCCCATGTTACAACTTTATCATTTACTCTAACTTCTTCAATAGAATTTATTTCTCCCTCTGCCATTACTATTGCCATGTAAAGATAGGTGTTATCAGTTCCTGAAGTTTCCATAAATATTCGAACGCCACCCACGAGTCTTTCTCCATAAATAACTGGAATTGATGCATCATTACTTTGTTTATTTAATAAGATACCTTTTTCAAAATCATCAAATTGATCTGTTCCAAAGTCTGGAATATCAGGAGTTGGAATAAGCCATGAAATAGCTTTTGCAATAATTTTTACTACAGGCTTAACTATTTGTTTAACTATTTTTATTGGATTTGGTAAGCCCATTATGCTCTACCCCATTTAATATCTAAAACTGTTTGTGAGCTAAAATCCATACCAACATCTGTTGAAAAAAATCTTTGTTGTGATGTATTATTAGTTTTTCTTCCATTTTTTTTTTCAAAATCTGCCCAGTGTGAAACTATGCTTAAATTTACTGTGCTTTGTTTATCGCTTTCACCAATAGTAAATCCATCTATTTTACCTTTATAAATTAAAAAAGGATCTGCAATTAAAGCATTTGAATCATTTAAAAAACCTCTAAAAATATCTACACTATCATTTATTACATTTTCATTTAAAACTATTGATATAAAAGTTTGATCTGCACCTGATAAAAGTAAACTTAAACTTGATTTACCTATATCTGTTTGTTCATTGATTTCTGAAATACCTAGTATAAAATCACTTGCAGAATATGTAACTGATGAACCAGATACAGAAGATGTTAATGAAAAAGAGCAATCAGTAATATTAACAGGAGTGCCGAAACCAATGGTGATAAGGTGTACGGGTCTAATATCATTTGTTGCTAACTCGTTCTTTACTGCTGTTGTTAATGCTCTCGTCATATATTTCGTAAGTTGTTCTTATTAACTTTTCACTTCGTTCTACCATAATAAAGCTAAAACTTCCATCTGGAATACTGTTGTGTTTTAAATTGTTTTTTTCTGTATCTATATCACTTTCATCTACTATTTTTTCTGCAAAAAAATCTGCAGATATATAATGCCTAACTAGATATTTTGTCATTTACAATGCTTCTTCTACATCCATCTGAAATTCGTACAAAACATTACCATCTTTATCAGAACCAACAGCACCAAACTCCTGTATATCATTTGTAAGATGAACTGTAAAAGGAACATTGTCGTAGGTTACAACTGAATCATCTGCTAAAGCAGTAGTTAAAGGTGGTTCTATTGTTACTGTAGCCGCATTTGAGGAACTTGTTACATCTGCAACAACCATATAGACTTTATCGTGCGAAGCAAATTTAATTAAGTCTCCCGCCTTAAATCTGCCTGCACCATCACTAGCAAATGCGTCCATTGCTATAGTTGTATCTCCAACTGCGTGAACTCCGTTTACTAAAACTGTTCCTGTTTCATTTCCTCTAGCATCTTCTATTTCTGGTGGGATAATAGTAAAGTTTTCTTTTTGTGATCTTTGTTTTATTATAAAAGCCATAAGTTCGCCATAAACATCACTTCTTTTTGCTGTAATTATTTTTGCTGTAAATCCAAATCTTTGACCATCTATTTGTCTTGCTAGTTTTTTCCCTGACTGAGATTTAGATATTATAGTATTCTGAATAGATTGAATACCTAATGTTTGAAATTTTGCATTTGATATTGGAAAAGCACCTGACATTAAATTAAAGCCTCTCTACCTCTTTCATTAACAGCACTATTAATTAATTGAGTTATTGCGCCTCTTGATCTAAATAATAATTCCTCAAATCCAGAAGCATCTACTGTATTTATATTAAAATTAACATTTACGGCTCTGCCGCCTGTACCTCTTGCGTTTTGTGTAATTTGTCCTGTTGAATTTGGAACGAATAACTCTGGACCTCTTTCCCCAACTACTACAGGCTGACCTTTTGATACTGCTCCACCTTTAGCCATACCAGCAAATCCAAATAAAGCCATAGGATTACCAGACATTGCCATCATAGCCATTTGTATTTTTAATTGTTTTTTCTTTTCTTCTGTAATTTTATTTTCTGCTTTAACTTCTTCTTTTTTTAATGCTCGTCTTATTGTTTCTTGTATTACTATTTGAATTGTAAAAGCTAAAATATCTACTAATAATTTTTGTGCTATTTCTTTAAAGGTCATATTTAATTCTTTACCAAGTACTAATGCTTCTGCAAGTCCTCTAGAAAATGATTTAATACCACTTTGAGCCATTTTACCTATTGTTTCATTTATTGATTCAAAGTCTTTTTTAAATGACTCTAAAACATTATCTTTAATTTTTTGTAAATTAATTCCAACTTGCTTTGTTCCTTCTTCAAAACTTGTTGCTGCTTTCATCAATTCTTCCATTGATTTTCTTGATGCTAAAATATTTTCATCTATTTTTTTAATAAACTCATTTGCTTTATCAAATGTTCTGCCCATGTTTCCATCAGCATTATCTTTAAAAAATTTATTTGTAAGTTCATCTAAATCTACACCCACTTTTTTCAATAAAGCTAAAATACCTATGACTGCAATTTTACCACTACGACCTAACAATAAAAAACCTAAAACTCCAAGTTCACGCATACCTGGAGGAAGTGTTTTAACAATTTCCACTAATCCGTTAATACCATTAAATAAAATTCTAAATATTGGTGCTAATGTATCTATTAATGCCGCAGTTCCTAATATGGCTTGTTTAATAAAATTAACCATTCCTTGACCAACTGCTGTTGAAAAATCTGATAATGCTTTTTGGTTAGCCTCAATACTTCTGTTGATTACAACAAGTGCATTTTTAACAAAGTCAAAAAATCCAGCTTGATTTGTTTCTAATCTAAACTTAAATAATTTATCAGATAACATTGATAATGTTCCTGTAAATGTCGTTGCTAAAACTTCTGTTGCTTTAGAAAATCTTCCGTTCTCTCCAAATAATTCTTCAAACCTCGCTATTGTGTCCTCTGTTGTTACATTCATACCAGCTTTAAAACCTAGTAATGCTCTTACACCTCTTTCTCTAAATAAATCTGCCGCACCAATACCTGATGAAAATGATCTTTGAATTTGTTCTGCTGTTGTTCTAAAATCTAATCCTGTAACTGCCGCAACGTTACCAGTAATTTTTAAAACTTTTTGTAGTTCTTCTGCATTATCAGTAACAACTGCTAAATTACCTGATGCTGATGCTATTTCTTGTAGCGAGAAAGGAACTCTGCCAGCAAAATCAATTAAACCTTTAAATGCTTTTTGACCCTCTTCTACATTTCCAAATAAAAAATTAAATCTAATTCCTAGTTCTTCTACTTCTCTACCAACATTAATAAATGATCTAACAACAAGACCACCACCAATACTCAACAAGGCTGATTGTACAGAAAATATAGATGCTCTTAAATTTGACAGTCCAGCACGAATACCGTTAAAGGCTTGTCTTGTTTTATCTCGTGCTAATATGTTTAATACTAAATTTTGTGCCATTATTTATGCCTTGCTTTATTCGTAGCCATTTCATGCTCTTCTTGTTCTAATAAGAGGTAGCCTAACCAATGATTATACTCCCATTCTTCCATTTGTAAAACTTCTTTCAATGGTATTTTTAACCTATCGGCTACGATAAAACAATTCTTTAATTGAGGGTCAGATTTTAGTTTTTTTTTACTTGCTCTGGGTGGATAGCTTGTACCATTGCAGTAGCTATCCTAGACAATACATCAGAATCTACTTTATGCATTAATGCTAGTTTATCTTCTAATGTAAATAGTTTGTTGCCATCTTTATCAATAGCTTTCATAACTACTATATCTGCAAGAATACTTACATCATTTAAATTATCTGACTTTTTAAAAAGTTTATTTTTTTCAGATAATGTTATGGGATTCCAATAGATAACACTTGGATTACCAGCTTCATCTTTCCATTCCTCAACCTCTATGTGCTGAACACCTAAAGACTCAAAATGAGATTTAGCAGAATCTATTAACTTCATAAAGTCTTATTAGACTGTACCTCTTGTCAATGTTCCTGTACC